CCATCCCTAACTTTTTGAGCATAATCTCGAACTTCATAACATATACTGTTTTTATCATAACCTGCTGTAGTAATTGCTACCGTAAGGGGCTGGGTTCTAGCACCTGTGGAGGTTGCCATAACATCCCATAAATCCCTATTTGGCTGGGCATGTAGCTCATCGAAAATAATGCAACTAGCATTAAGACCATGTTTAGTATAAGCATCTGCTGAAAGTACCTTATAGCTTGAAGCACCTTTAGCTATTGCTTTTCTAAATGTTTTAGAATTGCTTCTAAGAATTGGTTCATTTGCCACCATTTGAGCAGCTACATCAAAAACAATACTAGCCTGTTCTCTCTCAGCTGCACAGCTATAAATTTCTGCTCCAGCCTCCCCGTCTGCAAATAACATATATAACGCTATGCCAGCAGATAAAGTACTTTTTCCGTTCTTGCGCGGTATCTCAACGTACATGGTTTTATACCGCCTTAATTTTCCGTCTGGTGTTTTCCAGCCGAACATAGCCCCGATAATATCCTCTTGCCATTTTTCAAGAGTAAAAGCTTGCCCACTCAATTCGCCTTTCACGTGCGTTAAACAATCTCTAAAAAACCCTATAGCCCTATCTGCATCTTCTTGTTTAAAGATGCAATCTCCAGCAGTTTCTTTAGGATCATAACCCGCAATCATGCAATATATTTACTCTTATCCTCTTTTACTTCTATCGGCTTAGCTTCTACTTTTGCTCTACTTGCTGGGGTTAAACCAAAGCCAGAGGCAGCTTGGTGTAATCGCTTCCACGCTTCATCTCTGATACTACACCAAGCACTTTTTCGCTCGAAACCATCCTTGGTAATCTGGGTACGTCCATGCTCTAATAAATATGCCTCTGCCTCTTTAAATTCTGCTAGAGCTTGGCAGTATATAGCAAATTCTACTTGATCAGCGATTGTTAATAATCCTATTTTAATTAATTCTGGTGCTAATCGTTCCCATTCTTTTTGAGCATCTGCATTTAACCATTCTGGCATAACCGCCTCGCCAGTTGGTTTTGGCTCGTGTTTGTTTTGGTGTCTATCTCTACTTCCATGTATTAATTTTAACGCTGTTGGTTTTCTTGGCCTTCCCATAATTCTCCTATCGTCATGACTAGGGGAATTCCCTTAAGCCATCACAGGGCGACCCACATCGTCATCACAGGGCGACCCCAAAAAGGTTTTAGTTTCAACCACGTAAAAAGATGGC